TTACGGAGATTCGAGTCTACCTAACCCCTAAGTAATTGAATTAGAAGCTTCTGATGTTCCGCCCTGAACCGCATTCTTTCGGTTTGCTTATCGCGTTTCGAGAAATCGATTCGCCTAGGCAAGTCCGGGAGATTTGGTCTCAGTAAGGACTTATCAGATGGATTCAGAAACATCAATTTCAGGTCTCTTTCGAGATACCTAATTTTGGTCTCTGAGTCCTTTGCAACTTCTTCCATTGCTTGGGACATGGTCTGCGTGAACTTATCAGCCAACCCTGAACGGGTCTTAAACTGGGATCTGAATTCATTCAAGTTCTCTTTTAAGGCAGCTTTCGCGCCGTTCAAATCATCCTGAAATCTCTGTCTAATTAGAGTCGAGGCTCCTTGCCGGAAAGCTTTCACAGCTTCTTCAAGTCGATCTTCACTCCCTAGGTTCTCTAGGAGACAGAAACTACGTCCCATGTGGTGTACGCAGAAATGCGCCATTGCGTGGAGCGAAATTTCCGTTCCGTGAGGAACGGTCATAAGGAGATTACACCACTCAAACCTCTTTTGAGAAGCTTTAAGTAGCGATCGAAATGTTGAGTGTAGATTACTACCGACATCGTAACCCCGAGAAGAGAGGTTTCTCCATTCGAGAGCGAACAGTTCAGGTGAATTCCTCGAAGCCCATAGGGCTTGAGTGTATGCTCCTGTAACTTCGTTCCCTCGGAAGAAAACCCTCTTTGCGAATTCAAAACCTTCAACTGAAAAGTTGTTGGTATAAGATACGCCGAGTTTACGTAAGTTCGCAATGTACTGTTCGAAGGCCTTTTCGTCGAAAATGACAATGTCATCTCCTAGGATTAGGTATTTTCCCCTCGCGGCCTTTCGGCTGCCGAAGGAATACCAAACAATAACATGGTGAACCAGAGCCATAAACGGCCAAGAAGACAATGCTCCCATAGGTTGTCCGCACTGGTATCGAATATGCTTTGGAATCTTTGTTGTCCCATCCCAGTTGTTCTTGACTGAATCGCCTAAAACAAAAGGTCTGTTGAACAGTTCAACCCAAGCAGTCCCCAACCCGGTGCGTAGGTAATTACCCACGTCCTCGTAAAGGTAGGCAGGAAGACGATCGGATGCATTACTCAAATCGGCGTACCCGTAAAACGGTGTGCCTTTCTGATTCTGCTCCTTCGCAACCTGACTGACTTTATCTTGATCAAATGTACAGTCCTCTGGAATTTTCCTTAGAATTGACATAAGGTCTTGATGAAAGTCTCCTAAAAGAGTTTGTGTTAACGAGTCAACTATTGCAAAGACACGGGGTTTTAACTTCCCGGCTTCATGGATAAGAGAAATCTTACCAACGTGGAGTTCGCGATTTAAATCTACTAGGTCCTCGTATGGTTCGATACGATCTTGTATCCATTCTTCAGATTCTCCAGAAAAGTAAACTTCGGCGAAAGCCGTTAATTTATCTTCCAAAGAGTGATGAACAATTGCTGCTCGATCCCACGGAAACGCAAAGTAACTAACCCCATTTGGGGAGGATTTCAGAGAAATCTGGAGTCTTGGAACTTTGTACTTGGTCATGGATTCTGAATCTTCAGCATCGGATCCTATTTCTGGATCTCTGACAGATTCAAATAGAGCACTGTCCTTCTTAGGAAGGTCGAGGAGGGTAGTCGTAAGACTAATCTTCTCTTCCCAACTAGGGGGTTCAGTGATAGACTGTAGGTGAGTTTTGGTAGAGACGGTCAGTAGACGCCGTGCGGAACATAATGTTACGCAGTAGCGAATTGCCTGGATGTTGTGTACGGAGCAGCTGCTCTTAAGCCGACTACCCAGCCACTTTGGCCAGCCGTCTGTGTCCTTACCTAGACTTACCTTCTCGTGTTCCTGAATACCCGCTAAACCTAACAGTAGGTGTTCGAGAGTTTCATGCGTAGCTTTTAAATATCTAAGCGTATATTCGGCGCCTCTATGGGTCAATAAATGTTTTATATAATTTAAGTGACCATGAATCATATCGACATCGACTTCAGGGAACAGTATTGGCAAAGTGATGAAAAGCATTTTATTGAATTCTGAAATATTTATTTTATGTAGTTTACTATGTAATTTAGGTGTTTCTTTATTTAAAATATGTTTTGTAAATCCTTTTCCATGTTTGTTCCGGGTAGAACTTTTGATTAGAACATTTTTA